AATTAAATTAATATGTTAGAATATTTTACAACCTATAATATTATTATAGGAGTTTCAGTAATACTGAATATTGTCTTATTGATAGGTGTAAGAAACCTTTTAAGACAGAATGAACAACTTGAAGATAGGCTTATTGAAACAATAACTTCTATACGAACTAGAATTCAAACTTCTCTTGAAAATATGAGAAGATTAGATAATAAACAAGTATTTGAAAAAGATGATGAAGTTGGAGTTTCGTTTAGTGAGATAAAAAAAATAATAGAAACTCTAGATAACAAAATATAATATGCCAAAAAAAAGAAGAAAAAAATCCAAAATATATTTTGGAACACCAGCACAAGAAGCAATAATAGAGTACAACAAATCAAAGGACTTTGAAGAAAGGTCTAAAATTTACGAAGAAAGAATTAAATATCCATTTGAAAAACTAGCAGAAAATGTTATGAATACATTTAAGTTTTCGTATTTTGATGTACCAAAAATAGATGTACAAATGGAAGTAGTTTCTACTATGGTAGAAAAAATGCATATGTTTAAAGAAGGTAAGGGAAGGGCTTTTTCTTACTTTACAATTATTGCAAAAAATCATTTGATATTGAAAAATAATGGTAACTATAAAAGATGGAAACAAAATTCATTATTATCTCAAATGCCACAAACTTGGAATCCTCAAAATGACCATTACGAAGCTGAAGAAAAAAATGAATTTAAAGAGTTCAAAGAAATAATGTTAGGCTATTGGGATAGAAACTTAACTACTGTTTTTAGTAAAAAAAGAGATATTCAAATTGCGGATGCAATATTAGAATTATTTCGTAGAAGTGAACATATAGAAAATTTTAATAAAAAACATTTATATCTTCTTATAAGAGAAATGACTGATTGTAAAACTCATTACATTACTAAAGTTGTAAATACAATGAAACAACATCAGAAAAGATTATTAAACCAATATTTAGAACACGGTCATATTGAAGAAACCAAAGATACTTTTTTTGATTCCAACAAATATATAGACGAAGAATATTTATAAAGAATGAAAGTAAAATATGTTATAGGAATAAGTTGTGGTTATCACGATTCAGCCGCCTGTTTAGTTAAAGATGGTAAAGTTATCGCTGCTTGTGAGGAAGAAAGATTCACAGGTATAAAACATGATTCATCATTTCCACATAATACTTTAAATTGGTTTTTTGATAAATTTAATATTTCCAAAGAAAATATATCTGAGATATGTTTTTACGAAAACCCAATAACGAAATTAGATAGAATTACAGAATCTACAAAAAGAGGAGGTATTTGGAAATATTTCAATAGAAAAAAAATAATAAACAGAAATACCGAATCTTATAATTTATTAAATAAAAATATAGATAAATATAAAGGTAAGAATACCAACGTTATTTTTGGTAACCACCATGATTCTCACCTATCATACACCTACTACACTTCTCCATTTAAAACATCAGCAATATTATCAGTAGATGGTGTTGGTGAATGGAAAACAACTTCTTTATCTTATGGAGATAAAAATAAAATAAAAGAATTACAAAGTATAGATTTCCCACATTCATTGGGAATGTTTTATTCTTCATTTACTGCTTTCCTAGGATTCAAACCAAACGAGGGTGAGTATAAAGTTATGGGATTGGCTCCATATGGTAATTCTGAAAAATATAATTTAAAATTTGAAGATATAATTTATTCTACTAAAGATGGTGGATATAAATTAAATATGGATTATTTTGAATACGATTGGTCTGATGACCATATGTTTAATTCAAAACTATCAGAACACTTAGGTATATCAAATAGATTACCAGAAGAAGAACTAACACAAGATTATAAAGATTTAGCTGCATCGGTTCAATTTCAATATGAAAAATATTTCTTTAAATTATTAAACAGATTATACAGAATAACAGAAACACCGAACTTATGTTTAAGTGGTGGATGTGCTTATAATGGAACTGCAAATGGTAAGATAAAAGAAAAAACAAAGTTTCAAAATATTTGGATACCACCAGCTCCATCAGATGCTGGTTCTTCGATTGGCGTGGCTCTTGAAAGTTTTTACAAAGGTATTGATATTGATAGACATGATAATACTAATCCATATTTAGGTCCTGATTATAGTAAACAAGATATGTTAAAAGCACTTAATGATTATCATTTAGATGTTTACTATGAATGGAAACCGAGTGATGTACTAATACCTTATACTGCTGAACTGATAGCTGAAAATAATATTATAGGATGGTTTCAAGGAAGAATGGAATTTGGTGCAAGAGCATTGGGAAGTCGATGTATATTCGCAAATCCATGTGACCCTCAAATGAAATCTCGATTAAATAAAGTAATTAAAAAAAGAGAAGGATTCAGACCATTTGCTCCTATATGTAAAAGAGAATCATTAACTACTTACTTTGAATATGATTCTGATATACCATATATGAATCAAGTAGTAAAAGTAGTTGATAGATTTATAAAGAAATTACCATCTATAACTCATGTAGATAAATCATCAAGAGTTCAAACTCTAACAAACACAAGAGCTAGATATGTTTATCAACTACTTGGTGAACTAGAAAAACTAAATGGATTTCCAATTGTAATTAATACTTCATTCAATTTAAAAGACCAAACAATGGTTCTTACACCAGAAGATGCAATAAAAACATTTTTAAATTGTGAGATGGATGTGTTGATACTTGGTTCTTATGTAGTTCGTAAAAAGATTCTTTAAACTTTTCTTTAACTAAAATATACTTATTTGTAGATAGAGGAAACTATTTTAAGTTATAAATTACCTCGGAAATCTCTAATCGTATAACAAATTGGTTAGAATAGAAACCCAACGAATTTCGGTTGGGTTTTTTTGTACATAAATATATAAATCCACAATACAACCCTCTAATTGATGTTTCAATATATATTAAAATTTTTTTGTTTATATATACCATAGTTATTGAGTGGATATCCCTTAGTTTTGCAAGATGGAAAAGTTATTTACATTTAATTAAAACAAAAGGAGAACAATATGGAATTTTTGAAAAAAATAGGCTCTTGGGCCGAAGAATTAACAAAAATTGGTATCAGTTTCATCGCCTTTGGAGTTGTACTTGAAGTACTCTTCTCAGGTGCAAACATCCCTTTTTGGCCAGAAGTATCAGTAGTTGGTAACATTATGGACATATTAGGAAGTTTGAGTGCTGAGGGTCTGTTAGGACTTGTAGGGGCTTTTGTACTATATCATATCATTAAAAAGTAAGAGTTAGGAGTAATTCTAACAACGCGTTAAAGATTAAACCTCACACTAAAAGTGAGGTTTTTTCGTTTACTATATTTATATACAACTAATATGGTATAATTATGAGTACAAATTTTGAATTATTTCCTGGCAAAAATCTTAGTGGATTATTTAAAAATATCTATGATAATCAACAAAATAAGAAACAAAAGATTTCAGAACTAATTGCTGAAATGAAAAAGGTAATTAGACATTCTGGTGATATGGCGGTAATTGGTCCAATCATAAAAGATTTAGTTGATACATCAGTAAGAAACGATGAATCACTTCTTAAGATGGCTGCAATTGCACAAAGAATGGTTGCATCAAAAGAAAAAGTAGATGGCGATACAGGATTTCTTAGTGACCAAGAAAAAGAACAATTACTTCAACAACTTGAAGATACTGTTATTGAAATAGAAAATGAAAAAACAAAAGTTGATGATTTAACTAATGAAGTTGAAGAATTAAAACAAAAGGTAGATATAGATGAGTAGTAGAGTAGCAATATCAAATAGCTCTTTTAACGCAAACAAAAAACCTACGATTAACAGTTCGCTTGATAGAAGTACAGGTGTAGTTGTTTTTGTACACCTTGATGATAGTAAAGCAAATACTATTGCTTTACCAGATGACTTAGTTGATAAAGTATCTGATAAAGAAATGGTTATTGGTCATTGTAAGATTGCAAGCAGAACCGATTCGACACATGATTTAGAAAATATACCAGAATATCCACCAATGAATCCTGATGAGGGAATTCCATTAATAGGAGAAGTAGTACAGTTGATAAAAATTGGGGCTACACTATTTTATAAACGAATACCAAGTATAGATATTAATACAGGTAACGCAGTTGAAAATGCATTACTAGAAGGAACTCCAAAAGAAGAAAAATCTGTATCACAAGGAAAATCATATAATGAAACATCTCAAACAGGTATTGCTAATAATACTAGTAATACTGATAATTCTGTTAGAGAAACTAAAATAGGAGAATATTTTGAATCAACTCAAATTAATCCTTTAAAATTTTATGAAGGTGATAAGATAATTCAAAGTAGGTTTGGTCAATCAATTAGATTTAGTGGATATAATAATGAAGAAAATAAACTAGCTCCAACTATTATTATTCGTAACAGACAGAATGATAAATCTATTGAAGATTTAAAAGAGTTCGAACCAACAGAAGAAGATATTGTAAATGATGGTTCTTCAATTATTCTTTCGAGTGGAGAGTATGAGCTTCCATTTTTACCTGGAAACGATGAAGTTACATTAGAAACAAATGATAATGTAGTTTACCACGAATCACCAGAACTAAAAGGAACAGACCAAGTTTTAATCAATAGTGGTAGAATAGTTTTATCCGCTAAAGATTCAGAAATGATATTTTTCTCAAAAGGTAATTATTCATTTATATCAGATGGAAAACTTACAATAGATAATGGATTAGATGGTGCTGAAATGGATTTTAATGGAGAAGTAAGAATAACAACTAATGATAATCCTGTTTTTATTTTAGGACAAGGAGAAGAAGGTAAAATATTTCTTAATACGGAAGAAACAAAAGAACCAATTGCAAGAGGACAAACTTTAATTGATTTGTTAGCAGAATTAATAGATACTATTAACAAACAAATATTTTCAACCCCTGCAGGGCCAACAGCAGTAGGACCAAACAATAAAGCAGATTTTAAGAATATAAAAAATAAACTAGATACAATATTATCTTCTACAAACTTTACTGAATAAGATGTCTGTTTCCATTTTTAAAAAAAACCTACTAAGTTATATGGAAAATCAATCCGGTATAAAACGGTTTGAAGATTTTGCAGATAAACTAACATTTGAATATGATTTATTAATTAAATCAGGATTTCAAACAATAAATAATAATAAAATTATTAGTGGAAATACCGAGTTAATGAAGAACTCAGTAATATTTGCTTGTAGAAAAAGTTTACAAAAAAAATCTGGTACACATGACTTTGTTAATGATTTAGGAGATGCAACAAGACAGTATTGGATTGGTGCAGAGTTTATTGTAGGAGTACCACCAGTAATACCTGCAATTGCAACAATTGGTAATATATTATTAAATTCATCTATTGTTAGTAACATAGGAACATGGGCACCACAACCACCAACATTTCCTAACAATGATAGTAACATTTTACTAGATAGTTTAATTTTAGGAATACAACAGCATCTTACAACAGTAAGTGGGTTTTATTTTACAACATCACTATATCCTTCAATTCCATCACCAATTCCACAAAAAGGAATTAGGCCTTGGACAGGATATACTATTATTGGAGGCGGAACCCCATCACAAACCTCAGAACAACCTGAGTCAGAAAGTTTTCTAACTAAAGTTTTAAAGAAACTTGGAAACCTTTTAAAGAATGATGAAATGGATGAAGAACATAAACAGGAAGCAGAAAAAGAAAAATTAGAAGCAGATGGAGTTGCAAATGATACTTCTTTACCACAACAAGGAAGAACATCTGCACAAGAATATTCTAAATTAAAACAAACTCAATTAAATGAGGGTAAAGTAAATAGTGTACCTGTAAATATATCTGAAGAAGAAGCCGAAGAGTTAGAAAAAGAAACACCTGAAGAATATAAATGTGAAGCAGGAGAAAAGGTAGTTCAGATAGCTAAAAAAGATATTGGAATATTAGAAACAGGTTCACCACCTGGTAATAATTATGGTGGTTTTCCTGGCGGAGTTCAGAAAGATGAACCTGGTAGAATAGATGAAATGTTTGATAATTGTGGATTAGATAATCAGGCTAAAGTTAGAAAAACTGGTAGTGGTTATTATTGGTGTGCAGCCGCAGTAACAACTTGGTGGAAAGAAGCTGGATTACCTCTACCACCAAATGGAAGAGCTGGTTGTGATTTTTGGATGAATTGGGGAAAACAAAATGGTTATTGGTCTACTACTCCAAAGGTAGGTGCAGCTGTTTTATATGGTTCAGCATCAGATGCACATCATATAGGAATTGTAGCAGCTGTCACTAAATCGGGTGGTATAATTACAATAGAAGGAAATACAAGTGGTGGAGGATTTAATAGAAATGGTTGTGGTGCATTTAGAAAAGTACCAAAAAAATATTTAGGCTTTGTTTTACCCCCATCATGTGTTGATTAACCATAAAATTAAAGAACATATATTTATATTAAGATAAACAGAATTCAAAATGAACAACAAACAATTAATAAAAGTAATAAAGACTCTTGTTGAGGTAGAAACTGCCAAACAACAAGAACGATTTTTATCGAAAACTTTTCCAAAAATATTGGCAGAGGAAGTAAATAAAAGATTAGCAGAGGCGAAGGGAGGTGTAGTCAGCGTTCCCTCTCCGCAAGTAGTTGTAGAGGATGTGGTAGACCCATTTGAACAAGCAGAACTTGCATTAACGGAACAAAGACAGGCACCAACAAAACAACTTTCAAGAAATCCAATATTGAATGAGGTTTTAAACCAAACAAAACCATTTACAAAAGCTCAAAGAGCAGGCGGTGGAACACCTGGTGGTGGAGCATCTGTATTAGATAATTTACCACAACAAGAACCAATTCAAGAAAGTATGGATAAAACAGTATCATTTACTTCTCAAGGAGCAGGAGCTGGTGTTAGTGGATTACGAACTCAGATGGCAGCTAAAATGGGATATGGTGATGTTGCAACAAAACCAAACAAAACAGGACTTGGTGTTAAGACAGGATTACCTGGTTTAGACAAAATATTAAATAGAGATAATTCTGAACTTGTAAAAAAGTTTAAAAGATAGGGTAAATAAAAATGGCTTATGTTATTGGTAGAAAGGTAGTAAAAGATACGAAAGAATTTGATTCTTATGCTTATGGTATTACATTACCATTAGGTAGAGGAGAAACAGGATTCTTCCAACAAGCCTTTGTATCATTTGAACAAGCAAAAAGTAATTTGAAAAATTTACTTCTCACAAAAAAGGGAGAAAGAATAATGCAACCAAACTTTGGTACAGGATTACAATCTCTTTTATTTGAACAGGCAGATGATAACCTTGAACAAAAAATAGAACAAACAATAACAGAGAATGTAAGTTATTGGTTACCATATGTTACAATAAAAAATATAGATATTGAAATGACCGATGAATTGAAAGATAAAAATCAAGTTAATGTTGAGTTGGAATTTACAGTAGGAAATCAAATAGATTTACATGAATTAACATTTACAGTACAGGGAACATAAAATGGCATTAAACTCGGCAACATTTAAAAGTAATAATGGTAGAGATATAAAATATCTTAATAAAGATTTTGTACAATTTAGACAAAATCTAATTGAATACGCAAAAACTTATTTTCCAAAAACTCATTCTGATTTCAATGAATCATCACCTGGTATGATGTTTATTGAAATGGCATCTTATGTTGGAGATATACTTTCTTATTATACCGATGATTCATTAAAAGAATCATTAATGTTATATGCTGAAGATAAGGCAAATGTTATTGCTCTTGCAAAGTACTTGGGATATCAACCAAAGGTAACTTCACCAGCAGTAGCAGAAATATCAGTATATCAACTTGTTCCATCAATATATAATTCAAATAGTAAAACAGGAACTAATTACGAACCAGATTCTAGATTTTATTTAAGAATAAAAGAAGGAATGATTGTACAATCTTCAAATACAAACACAAAATTTAGAACATCTGAGTTACTTGATTTTAATGATAAAAATGATAGAGAGATTACAGTATGGGCATATGACCCTAATGATACAACAAAACCAATTCAATACTTGGTTAAAAAAACAATAAAGGCTATATCAGCCGAATTAAAAGAGTTTACATATACATTTGGTAACAACACTTCTTTTTCTAAAATTAATATAGCTGATACAAACGTAATTGATATTGTTGATGTAAGAGATTCTAATGGAAACAAGTGGTATAATGTTCCGTATCTTGCACAAGAAATGGTTTATATTGATTATCCAAATACCGAACAATATGATAAAGACCTATCACAACACCAAACTGATGGAGTATCAAGAATATTAAAGGTACTAAAAACATCTAGAAGATTTACAACAGAAATAAATGATGATAATTCAACATCAATTGTATTTGGTGGAGGAACCGCAACAAATGATGAAAGTTTAATTCCAAACTTCAAAAATGTAGGATTGGGATTAAATAATTCTATTGATAAACTAGGAGCTTCATTTGACCCATCAAACTTTTTAAAAACAAAATCATATGGCCAGGCACCAAGTGGTGAGTTTACGATACAGTATTTAGTTGGTGGTGGTGTTGAATCAAATGTTTCCAAGGGTGAACTAACAGCAATACAACGAATTGAATATGATGAAGATACTGATTTATTTACTCCAGCTGAATTAAGATTATATAATTCTGGTAAATCATCTGTTGCTGTTGATAATGAAACACCTGCTACTGGTGGAAGAGGAGAAGAAACTATTGATGAAATAAGAGAAAATTCATTAGGAAACTTTTCATCTCAAAATAGAGCGGTAACAAGAAAAGATTACCAAGTAAGAGCATTATCACTTCCATCTAAATTTGGTGGTATAGCAAAAGCATACTGTGCACCAGATGGTGAGTTAGATAATAACTCCCCTGCTTCTATTTTAAATAATCCTAATTCCCTTGAAGAGTTTGCAGGATTAGTTCAGAGTTTAGGTGATAAAAAATTAACAGAACAGCAAATTAAAGATGAACTAAAAAACTTTTTAGTAAGTAAAAAAGGAAATCAAAACGAAAAAAATAATCCATTTGCAATTAATTTATATACACTTGGATATGATTCATCAAAAAAATTAAGTACACTAAATCGTGCAGTTAAAGAAAACCTAAAAACATATTTAGGAGAATATAGAATGTTAACTGATGGTATAAATTTTATAGATGGGTATATTATTAATGTTGGATTAGATTTTGAAATAAGAGTTTATGGTGGATATACTAAAAGAGAAGTTCTTACTAAGTGTATAAATGAACTAAAAGATTATTTTAATATTGATAATTGGACTTTTAATATGCCAATAAACATTTCTGAAATTGAATTATTAATAGCTGGTGTAGAAGGAGTACAATCAGTACCAAAGTGTGAAATTACAAACAAATGTTTAGGAAACTATTCATCACATTCTTATAATATATTAGATGCAACCAAGGGTAAAATGGTTTATCCATCTTTAGACCCATCTGTATTTGAAGTGAAGTTTCCAAACAAAGATATAAAGGGGAGAGTTTTATAATGTACTATTTCGTAACAGCATCAAAAGATGCATCAATATACTTACAACAACCAACTCAAAATACTGGATTGGATGAAATACTAGAAGTATCTAAAACATATTATGGTAACTTAAAAGATATCGCTCGTTCTTTAATTAAGTTTGATACCACTCCAATATCACAATCAATAGTAAGTGGTGAGATAACAATGAGTTCTGCAGAATTAATACTTAATGAATGTGATGTAGATGAAATACCAATTGATTACACATTATATGCATATCCTGTTTCACAATCTTGGGATATGGGAATAGGAACTCGTTTCGATAATATTTCAGTAGATGGGTGTTCTTGGGAAACGAGAACTACCGAAAATTGGTTAGGAAGTGGATTTGCAACAGGAACATCAGGTTCTTTTAATGGAAAAGGTGGAACATGGTACACTGGTTCGGCTTCTTCACAATCGTTTTCATATCAAAGTAATAATATCGAAATGGATGTTTTAACTTCACTTAATTCTTGGATTAGTGGTTCGATACCAAATGAAGGATGGATTATAAAACACGATTCATCTTTAGAAAATAATACAACAGATTATGGACAATTAAAGTTCTTTTCAAAAGAAACAAATACTATATACCAACCGAAGTTAAGAATTGGTTGGGATGATTCTTCTTTCTCTACTGGTTCTCTTAGTGCACTAACTGCTGATGATATTCATATCACATTTAAGAGATTAAAAGTAAGATACAAACGAGGAAGTAAACCTACAATCAGAGTTTTTGGGAGAGAAAAATATCCTCTTAAAACTTACACTAACGAATATTCTTATACAGACGTATATTATTTACCATCAACTACTTACTATCAGATTAAAGATATAGTAACAGATGAAGTGGTGGTTCCATTTAATGATGACTATACAAAAGTAAGTTGTGATTCAAATGGTAATTATTTTAAATTAAATTTAAGTAACTTTGAATATAATAGAGATTACTATATAGAAATAAAAACAAATAGAAGTGGTGTAATTGAATACTTTACTGATAAGGATTTAACTTTCACCGTAGAGAAGTAAAATGGCGTTAAACGATAAATTTAGAATAGACGAGTTAGTCAAAAAAGGTGATAGAGGAATCCGTAGAGATGAATCTAATAAAATCGTTGTGCGAAAAAAAAATGGTAAAGAAATAAAACCATTACCAAAATCTCCAAAACCATTTGGTGAAGAAAGAATAAAAGGAAAATTAATAAAAAATAAACTAAAAGAAGATTTAGTTTATAGAGATGATGATATAAATCCAAACCAAGAAACTTTTTCAGGTGAATCAAATTTAAATATTGTTAAACCAAAATATAATGAAGAAGAATTAAAAAAGGCGGTTGATGTAAAGGTTGATGAATTGGTAAAAAATAAAAAACCAAAAAAACCAAGGTATATATTATACGAAAAATATGAAAAGAAATTAAATGAAATTACATTATTAAATAATCAATTACAAGAAATAACAAGTGAAAGAGATAATTTAATATCAAGTGTAGAGACATTAGAAGGTAGTGTTGAAGTTTTAAATTCACAAATTGAAACATTACAATCACAAATAGATTTTCAACAAAGTGAATTTGAAAAATTAACTGAAAAGTTTGGAGAACTCTCAGTAGATTTTCAAAACTCAGTTATTAAAGGTACAAAAGAAGGAATTGAACGAGTTTCATTAACTGCTCAAACAAGAGGATTACAGGCACAGAAGGAAACATTACAATCACAACTTGAATCAGAAAAAGAAATCGTGAAAGCATTACAAGCTTCAAATGAAACACTTCAACAAACAATAGCAACAAATGCACAAATATTTGAACAACAAATAGCTCAAGCAAATGCATCAGTAAAGGCTGCACAAGCAACAGCATCAAATGCAGCAAATTCTAAGAAGAAAAAAATTATATGTAATGAACTTTATCATCAAGGATATTTACCAGAACACATATGGGATGCGGATGAAAGATGGGGAGATAAAAGATTTATTACAGACCCTAAATTAGTAATTGGATATCAGATGTGGGCTCGAAAAGTTGTAAAGTTTATGAGAAAGAACCCACAATATACTCCGGCAATTTACTTTTTATGTAAACCATGGACAGAGTGGATGGCGTATGATTTAGGAGTGTTACCAAAAAATAATTTAAGAGGACAGTTTACACAATGGGTTGGTAGATACTTCTCTTATATGGTTTATGATTTATATGGTGGAGATAAGTTTTACCAAAGATATTTAAAGGCAAATTAAAATGGCAATTAAAGAATTTAAAGATATAGTAGATAGAAAAGGATACTTAGTTGAAAGTGAGGATAGAAAAATATTCGAACAAGAACTAACTAAATCTAACTATGGGCTGGGTTGTGATGATATGATTGAATTCATACTTTATGATTCAAATGATAATCAACTGCCACAAGGAGAAGATGGAAAACTAGTAAAATACATTTCAACTGATGATGTAGATTACAAAAAGTATTTTTTAAACTTGCCTAAAAACCCATATACAAACAAACCAAACGATTCAGATGATTATATTATTGATTTACAACAACTTATATTAGATTCAGGATATTCCAATGGTATCTTTAAAACTCAAGTAACTTTTTTAAATAGAAGAATTGGTTCTGAGGTGGGTTTAGATAAAACTTGGATACACGAAGTATCGCCATCAAGAACAGAAATTAGAATACTTCCTCTTAAAAACAAATCAACAGATGAAGATTTAGAAAAAAGATATTCGGTTTTTACAAACAAATCAACTTTTAGAGATGATATAATTTATAACATTAGAGAATATATTGATAGTATCAATCTACAAAAAATTAAAGAATTTATAACTTTCAGAAAAGGAACAGAAGCGGAAGGAAAACAATATATTAATTTAATTAAAAAAGAATTTAAAATAAATAATTTTGATTCCTTTTTATTAAAAATAAGAGATAAGTGGATTGAATCAATAAAATATTATGTTGATGGTTATGGTTGGGATATTAAAAATATTAATTATGGTAAACCACTTGGAAATAAACAAGAATGTATTGAACTTTCATTAAAAGAATTAAAAACTGATTTAGAATCATCATTAATAAACATTATAGATAAATTTTTATTTAAAAGAGATATTATAGAAGATAATATTTTAACAAAAGAAGAACAAATAACTTTAGATAAAGTAAAAAATATTTTAAAAACAACAACATCTGATGGTATTTATGAAAGTACAATTCCTGAAGATGTATCTGCAATAGTCAGAGGTTGTACAGACCCTAATTCTAAAAACTATAATCCTCTTGCAAAAGAAGATGATGGTAGTTGTTTATATGACGTGGAAGATATTGAAGTAGCTGGTTGTACAGACCCTAGTTCATTAAACTATAATCCAAATGCAACAGTAGATGATGGTTCGTGTAGATATGAAGATACAATACCAACTGTTACTAAACAATATTATGTTTGGTCTGCAACAGCCACTATCAAATGGAAATTAAATGGTGTGGCAGCTGGAATCGAATCGGGAGTTGAATATGATTCATTTACAATTACACATGATGTAGGACATATAAAATTTGGAATAAATGATGATGTTAGAGAAGTTCCAAAAATTATTCAAACAGTAAATACCTTTTTCTATTATATTATAAACAGAACAACAACATCAAATTATCAATACTATAATCAAAACAATTTTACAGGATTGGGTGGATTTGGAAACACTGCAATACCAGACCTTAGTGGATTATATGATGTATATAATAACGACCCATTTGTAGGACAACCTGTAAATGTAACGTATAAAGATGAACTAGGAAACACAGTAACATCATTAGAAATATCTGCAGGAGGACAGGTTATGATTTGTGCACAAGAAGGAAGTGTTTCTAATATACCTGGTGTTGAAGTTATAAAAGGAGATTTATGTGCTACACAACCTAACACAGGAGGTGGAAGTACTGGTGGTGGAAGTGGAAATAACTCAGGTCCTCTTGGTGGAGGTGGTGGAGGAGGTAGAGATATACCAAATCCAGGTGATGATGAAGTAATAGATAGAGAAGATTTAGATATACAAAATTATAGATAAAAACTAGGGTAAGATAATGGCAAGATTAGCTAATTTTAATAAAGAAAACCAAGAACTCAGAAATGAAAGTATTTTTTTTGATGAAAATGGAGACGGCCTTAACTTAAATTCTGGTGGTGGTGGCGGAGGTTCATCGAAACCTGTTAATATCATTAGAGGATGTACAGACCCAAGTTCTTTAAATTATAACCCAAGTGCAACAGTAGATGATGGTTCATGTAAATATGATATATCTACTGAACCTGTAAAAGGAAAAACACTTTCTTTGAGTATAAATCCTAATTTAAAACAATCTAAGATTGTAATAGATGGAAAGGAAACAAATGAACTTGCTCCTAAAACGTTAGTATTTACTGCAACTGAATTATTAACTCCAAAAACAATTACTGTTTCAAATTCAAATAAAAAAGCAAAGGAAGAGTATGTTGTTTATGCTATAAAAAATTCAATTAGAAAAGAAATCAAACCGCTTATTGATATTTTACCTGATGAAGAAACAATATTTGAAAATACTAGGTTTGAGGAAGTAGGAGTTACAATTTCAGGTGGTGCAATTAAATCATATGGAACATATGATACACCTGAATTACGAAACTTAGGAAACTCTCCACTAAAAATTTCTTCAATATCTGGTATACCAGATGTTTATACCGGATATACAAGACCAGTTAAACCAATTGTTGTAAAAAGACCTGAATTGATATTAGGTGATGTATTTTATGACTATTACACTTTTGTTATTGAAAAAAGAGGAGTCAATAATACAGTAAAAATAGCAAGAGCATTTGATTCTGAATTAGATTCAAAGGGATTATCTGTTTTACTAAATGGAAATGATGCAGTTTCAACACAGGCAACAGCAACTTTATCATTTACTTTGGAATCAACTAATACACCTTTACCAATACCATATATAGTTGATATAGATTGTGATTTAGCAGGAGATGGAATTATACAATACATAACTTCTTGGGGAGATAGTGGTAAACTACCAAGTACAGGTAAAATACAATTATCTGGTGAAAATCTAAATAATCCATCTATTGAATTTTTTGGTATAGGAATATCTTCATATACACATAAGGTATCTTATGAATATATTGGACGTAAGCCAATTGAAAATATAGATTCTAAGTTTGAAATACAATCATATACTCAAACAATTGTAGTAAAAGCATCAAGAGCAGAAGTAACACCTGCACCAACTAAACCAAATATAAAAGTTGAAACAGAGATTGTTAAATATAATATTAATAGTGAAGAACCATTAAAGATAGGATATCAAACAAGTTATACAGATGAGGTACTTTATAAGCTTGGTAAAACAGAAAAAAAATTATCAAGAAGTGGTTCATTAATTTTAACTAAATCTGATTTTTTAAATGGTGTTGGTAACTATATTATTTATTTACAACCAATATCAGAAAGAGGTGGTACTGGAGATTATAAAAAAATAGTAATTAATGTAATTTCAAAAGATTATATACCTGGACCAGACATAACTCATATTAATTATCCACAAAACATTAAAGGAGCTGATTTTAAAGAATATGATGTTCCATTTAAAGTTTCTTGGCAATCCATTAATACAAATTATATAAAAATATTTGTAGGTAAACAAAGTGATACTACATATTTAGGACAATTCCCTAATGCATCAGTTGCTAATTTTAATGTTGAAGAAGTTTTAAGAAAAGCTGGAGACCGGTTAGATTTAGACGCTAATATAATTCAATTCAAATTATTATTTGTACCTTTTAATCAAGAAGGAGATGAATTAACAGAAGGTAAAGTAGAGGAAATAAGTATTACGTTTGATAAGGGGGATTTAAAATTAAGAAGAGGAAATGTAGTAGCTGATTTAAGACAATCATTCTTATCTAATATAGATAACAATAAATTAATTAAAGATACCTCACCATTACTTTCACATTATTTACATATTGGAAATGGTGATAATAAATTAATATCAACATGGGGTATTGATGATTTAACATTTTCAGAAAAATATAATGATTTAGAAACAAATGAAGTAAAATATAAAAATGTAGAAAAATCATTAGTTTTAAAATTATATGAACCACTACCAAGAAACATTAATACAAATGATGTGGTATGGGTTTCAAAAATACAATCAGTTCCTTTAATTGATACTATTGAAATTACAGAAGATTTTTCAAAAGAATGTACACCATTAATTCCTAACTTTAATTTAAATGTTACTGATTCAATTGGATATGAAGTATTGGATGATTTAATTGCAAGTGGTTCATCATCATCGACAGAACTTGTAAATGAGTTTGTTTCTTCTAGTAACTTTAGTTTATCAAGTTTTAATATACAGTTCGTAAAACGAAAAGAAGTAGTATTTGAAGAATATAGTGGGTCATCTGCAAATATAATTATACCAACAGGAGATGATGTTTATAATTGGGATTCTTTTGTAAAGTATTCCTCTGCAGAAGAAAGAAGTGAAAACTTTTTATATAAGGTAAAACTAATAGAAGCATATTCTTCTTCAGTTGCCGATATTAATACACGAGTTTCTACTGTATCATTATCAAATGAAAAAACAAAATTAGAAAGTAAAATTAATGATGTTAAAAAAGGATTTGATTCTTTTGAAAGTTATTTATACAACTCAACTGGTTCATTAACTTATCCTGGTGCGGGATTAAACGAATTATCTGCATCAACAGATTCATCTGTTACTGGTTGGCACACTCATATAATATCATCATCAAGGCATTATGACTATTATAATCCATCAAGATTATCATACAACTTACCAGAATATATAAAAGAAGATGATAAGAATGATGAATTTACTTTATTCTTTGATATGATAGGTCAACATTTTGATATTATACATACTCACATTAAAGGTATTTCACAATCTAAAAAATTAGAACATAAACAAGATATCGGTATTAAAGATGATTTAGTTTATCACTTATTAGAATCATTTGGATTTGATGCGGATGTAGGTGCAGAAAGTCAATTATTGTGGGAACATGCATTTGGTTATTGGGATAAAAATAAAAACGAAAGAGCAGATGGAAGTTCTAAATCAGTATTAACTGCTAAGGATAAACAACAACAAATATGGAGAAGATTACTAAACAACTTACCATATTTAAACAAACATAAAGGTACTAAAAGAGCATTACATGCTGCTATGAGTTGTTATGGTGTACCTGCTTCATTATTAACAATAATGGAATTTGGAGGACCAAAAGACCCAACACAAGATGGTACAACTAAATTTACTTTTGAAGATAGAACTTTATCAATTAATCTTATTAGTGGTAGTTCAATTACAGTTCCTTGGAAAACATTTACTAACTCACTAAGTACAGACTATCCAAACGCAGTTGAAATACGAGTAAATACAGAACAAAGACAAGACCAAAGAATTTTAAGTGGTTCTGATTGGTCATTGGATATTATTAAAGATACTGGTTCACTTGCTAAAGTTAAATTAACAGTAGGACCTGATTCAGCGAGTACAGAAGCTATTCCATTTTTTAATGATGAATATCAACATATAACTGTAAACAGAACAAGTGGAAGTTTAGATTCATTTGAAGTATTTGTTAAAGAAGGATTCCAAGGTAGAATTAGAAATCAATCATCTGCTTCTATTTCATCTGCAACAACTAAAGCATGGACAAGTGGTAGTGAATTGAGTTTAGGTCATACATTTATAGGTTCGGTAGATGAATTTAGATTATGGAGAACTCCTCTTTCTGAATCAAGAGTAGATAATCATACATTGATGCCAGATGCTATTGACGGTAATCACATATCTGCATCAACTCATGATTTAATTTTTAGAAATGATTTTGAATATCCAAAGAATAGACACTCAAGTGGAGATGTTGATATTAAGAATGTTGCTTTAGTAACAACTTATTGTACTTCATCTGTTGCAAGTGGATTTTCAAATGAAACAACATATCCATACCAATACACTCCTTATGATAGAGATGTAACTGCAAATATTCCATCAACAGGATTTAATTTTGCAAATAAAGTAAGATTTGAATCACAAACAAAATTAATAGATTTATCTTACAGACAACGAGCAACTAAAAAATCATTTGACCAGTCTCCTGTTGATTCAAATAGGTTAGGATTATTTTTCTCACCAATAAAAGAAATTAATTTAGATATTTTAAAAGGACTAGGTGAATTTAATATAGATAACTATATTGGTAATCCTGCAGATGAATACTCGGATGAATACTCTGATTTAAAAACATTAAGAAATTATTATTTTAGTAGATATACATTAAACCTACATGAGTATATTCAGTTGGTAAGATATATTGATAAATCTTTATTCAAAACATTAGAATCACTTGTACCTGCAAGAGCAAAAGTTGCAAGTGGACTATTAATTGAACCACATATTTTAGAAAGAAGTAAAACTAAGTGGACAAAACCAAGTGGTACACTTAATTCATTAACATCATCGATAGATGTAGAAGAAGATGTAAATCTTACATCTACAAATCCACAATATGATGTAATAGTATCTGCATCACAGGATATAGACCTTATCGGTACAAATCCACAATATGTAGGAACCATAGATACTGAATCAGATGTGGTTATAACATCAACAACATCAGATTATTCAGCAACAATTACAAATGAAGATACAACTAAATTAGAAGGAACTATTACACGAAACTCTGGCTCTGATATGGGAGGAATTTCAATTACTATAAACGCACAACTAACTGGTTCTGTACAAGGACAATATGATTCAACTGCATATCAACAAGTTGGAATGGATATAGATGGAATATCAAAAGTAGGATTTGGTTTATATGGTAGTGGTTCTCATGCAATACGAACTAGATTATTTAACAATAATATTGTAAAAGATAGAGTTAAAGTATTTTTATTAAACGAATCATATACAGAAGATGTACCACAAAATATAGATTCATCTGATTCATCGAGGGGTGTGGAATTTGTAACTCAAACAAAGTATAGAAAAAGAGTTTCTATTTTACCATTTACCGGTTCTGATGGAAACGAATCAACAACTCCAAGTGGGGGTAATATAGTTTCAGCAACCGCATTAGATGGTTATTTCCCAACACATTACAGAAATACAGGTGATTTAACAAGTGGTATGGAAAACTCTTTCTTTAATGGTTCAAAACAAACAAGTGCAACTACTTTAGATGGTGGTTCACCTGTACAAACATTTACTACCAATCCAAATACATTGAGAGTATCTGATAGTGGCAGAGGAAGTGGGGAACCGATTTTAGAAGTAGATTAGTTTTTAATTTAATTAATTTTTAAAATCGTTATATTTATATATTGAATAACAACAACAAGGAATTTAGATTATGGCTTATTTAGATAACACCGAAATCACAGTAGATGCAATTCTTACAAAGAAGGGTAGAGAGAAATTAGCAGCTGGACAAGGTTTAAACATTTCAAAATTCGCATTAGGCGATGATGAAGTAGATTACTCCCTTTATGAACCAGCACATCCAAAGGGTAGTGCTTATTATGATTCGGCAATCAAAGCGATTCCGATTACAGAAGCATCTCCTGATGAAACTCAAGTTTTAAAATATAAATTGGTAACTTTACCAAAGGGAACTACTAAAATTCCTAAAGTAGAGTTTGGTATCCCTTCAATATCAGTAAACCAAAACTCAGGACAAGTACAACTTTCACCAACAACTTCACCAAGTGGTAATACACAAAGTGGATATACTGTAATTCTTTCTAATAAGAATGCAGGTTCAATTGTTGGAAGTGGAATATCAAGTGGAACAGGAACAGTACCATCATTCTTAGGTGATGAGATTACTACAACTGCGGCTGTTGAAACAGGATTAACATTTGTATTTATTCCTAACCCAAATATTACAACAACAATTAAAACAACTATAACTGTATATGGTAATGAAACTGGTGGTTCACAATCTGTACCAGTAACAGTTACTTATGTACAACCAAGTTAACAAAGGATAATATAAGATGGCAACAATACAAGGACAAGCAGGAGTAAATTTATCACAAGAATTAGCTACATATCTATCGGAAAACCAAGGTAACTATACTTCTGAACAATTATCAACAATCATTAACCAATATTTAAGTGGTGGTGATAAACTAGGTAGCACAGGAGGTCAGATATCAAATGGTATATATAAGAGATTTGGAGAATTTGACCAAATAACTGGTAAAGTAGAAGTAGTAACAACTGGACTATGGAGTGGTGATACAGGAAGTTTAACTTCTTTCTTTACATCATCTGCTCAAGTATCAGCAACAAGTGGTAAATATTATTATAATGTTTATAACACAGCAGATACTTCATCAGTACAATTCTCAATTGCTTATGGAAATAGAACAGGTTTAGGTTCACCTGCATTATCTGGTGATGATACATCAACTTTAGAAACTAAAGCAACTTATGCACAATACAAACAAATTCTTTTAGAACAAGATGATTCACAATTTACATTTTTATCATCATCAGCTGCAGGAACACATGATTCAGATGCCATCTATGTAATCAATGTTGCAAGAGCAAGATATAAAGAAAAAATGGATGCAGGAAACTGGTCATTAACTTTATCAGGTTCAAACTCATATTCAACAACTTTAATTGATGATAGTGGAAAGAAATTTGATGATACTGTTGGAAAGGCTGGTAGAGTGTTTAATATAGTAACAGGTTCACTTAACTTAGGAACTGAAAATGCTGCTAGTATTTCTTCATCTACTGCACCAAATGGACAAGGATTTGGATTATTTTATCCTGACCAAGGATTAATAGTACTTAATCCAAGTGCATTATCAAGTGAAGTTGGAACTATTCATGGTTCAAGTTTAATCGGTTCAGTTTTAACTAACGCAAGTGCTAAAAATCAACAATACTTATTTGATTCAATAGCATTAGGTGGTGATTTCGAAGCAAGAAGAACAGAAAATGTTTCTACTTCTCATTACTTCGTAAGAGCAACAAACAGAGAATTTAACTTTTCTAATAACCCATCATTCACAACAGGTTCAGCTGGTTCTTTCACAGAATCAACATTTGAAACAAATCCACAAACATTTATTACAACTGTTGGATTATTAAATGATGCAAATGAAATGATTGCAGTGGCTAAAACATCACAACCAATTCCAAAATCATTTGATAAGGAAGTATTAATTAAAGTAAAACTTGATTTCTAAAAATTAAAATAAACACGAATTGATGTGGTTGCAAACATATCGTTCACGAATATAACCCCACCACGAGTGGGGTTTTTTGTTTTATTATATTTATATAAAGGAATTACACTATGTTAAAGACAATATCAAAATCTAATATTACTCAACGTTCTTTTAATGCTTATAAAGAATGGGAAATTACTAATGATACATACCCAATTGAATCTGCTTCTTTATCAAATAATAAATCAAAATATAAATCTATACTTTCAAAATATTATAGAAAAGATGCAAACCCTTTTAATTTATATGGTACTACATCCAATATAGCAAGGCTTGACTCAGAAAGAACTATTGTTGATGAATTTAACATCATTGATATACCACAAAACAAGTATGGTGAACAAATAAAACCTAACTCGGTAGTTTATACTGATTTAGATAATTCAATTAGTTTTAATGATAATGGAAACTCTGAATTAACATCTCTTAGTCCAATATACACGATTGTATCTTTAGATTTATCCTCATCTGAGATAGTCATAATTGATAATGATTTAGAAGAATTTACATTAACAATAGGAAATTTAGATTTAGATTCAGGAGAAGTTGTTTTAACTTTTGGTGGAAATAGTGATTCTGTTATTTTTGCAACAATAGATTTCGAAACAGCTACACTTACAACAGAAAGCGATATAGAAATAAGTGGTTTAAATATAGATAAACTTTCATATGGTAATATATTTTATTCAGATGGATTGATTGTATTAACAAATAATACTTTATCAGATAGATATAAATTAACTTATAAAAGTACTAAAACAATACATGAAACTGAAGTATTGGTAAGTGTAAATGAGGGACAATTTAATTACTCTCAAAATCCATCGGCAGTAGAAGTTACTTTAAGTGGTTCTTATGATTTCACAACAACTGCAGTTACTAATGCATTTCCAAGCCAAACTAAAAAAATAAAAGAAGTTTTAGATATAAAAAGAAAAGAAACATATACAGGAACAACAGGTTCCAACCAAGGTACTTGGAATGATTACTTTGAATCATCCTCTACCGACCCGACTGGTTCATATTTAACACCATTTATCACAACAATTGGTTTATATGATAATGATAATAATATGATTGCAGTTGCTAAATTACCTAAACCAATAAAGAATTTACCTGATTACGATGTAAACTTTATTGTTCGTTTAGATACTTAAACTATATTTATATAATACAAAGGAGATACTAACTATGGCATCAATTAAAGACTTATACGACAAATCAGAATTTTCTAAATTAGCAGATAACTCAAAGGACAAAACTCCTATATCTGCAGATTCTACTAACAAGCTTAGTAAAAATGAAAAAGCACTTGCAACTGCAAGAGGTGGAAAATTAAATCTGAAAAAATATTCTGATTCAGTTTCACGATAAAATTTAAACTTTGAGTTTACTCTACAACATTTCAGGTAAATGGGCATTTATCCATATTCCAAAAACTGCTGGTACATCTATAAATAAAATATTATTAACTGATAAAAATACAAAATTTTTAACATCACACGATTCTATTAGATTATTACCAGAGGATAATTTATATACATTTACATTTGTAAGAAATCCATATACACGATTTTTATCAGCATGGAATCACGGAGTAAGAAAAAATAAATATACTTCAGATTTGAAAGATTTTATAAAAAATATTAATTTAAATGATGTTTGGCTACTACCTCAATCATATTATGTAAACGAAGGTAAAACCAAAAACAAAAAAGTTAATTTTATAGGCAAATATGAAAATTTAAAAAAAGATTTTCAAATAGTTTTAAACAAACTTGGAATTCAAGGAACACTTGAACACTTAAATAGAAATCCTATCTACAACAGTCATCCAACACTAAATCAAGAAAACTATTATCTATCAACGTACAAACATAAAACATGGGTAAGAGATTTCGTAAAAGAAACTTATTACAATGACTTCAAGATTTTTAACTATGACATGGACATATAACGGAAGATGTATAACAGAATTATCAGATATGCCAGAAGGTACATTTGGTTTTATATATAAAATAACTAATGGAAAAACTGGTGAATATTACATCGGTAAGAAACAAGTAGTTTCTATTAGAAAAAGAAAATTTGGTAAAAAAGAAATTGCCAAATTAACAGATAAAAGAATGAAACGATACGAAATGGTAGAAAAAGAATCTAATTGGGTAGATTATCGTTCATCAAATCCAACAGTACAACTTTGGTTTCATTCAAATGCAATGGCATTGGAGGAAGAACCAAGAGGAGAAATAAACGATACATTAGAACTAAAAATACTTAGATTCTGTAAAACTAAGAAGGCTTTAACCTATTATGAACTACAAGAACAGTTCTCACACAATGTATTAGGAGATGAGTTATCCTTAAATGATAACCTATTAGGAAAGTTTTTTAGAAAAGACTTGGATAATTAAATTATTTTTCGTATATTTGTATTGTTAAAAGTGTAATTATGCTCTCACATCACGAGAAACAAGAAGTTATTAATATATTAAATGATGTTTTGGGGCCTGGAACATCTATGAAAAATGATGAACAGGCACATTTCTGTCCTTTTTGTCATCATCATAAGAAAAAGTTACAAATTAACTTAAAAACTCAATATTGGCATTGTTGGGTTTGTGATGCAAAAGGAAGAAAAATACAGAGATTATTAAAAAGACTTCATGTAGATTCTCGTAAACAGAAAAAGTTATTTGAAATCTATGGTGATGATTATGTAGTTTATTCGAAAGATACTGAAGATGAAAAAGTAGAGTTACGATTACCAAGTGAATTTAAATCACTTTTAAAAGTACCAACAGGTAAAGTAAAACCTGTTTATAGAAAGGCTCTCAAGTATGCAGAAGAACGAGGTAT